ATTCATTGGTTGCCTGTCAAATGCTGACTATGAAGGTGCATCAAAAGAGATGATTACAGGATCTAATGGCGGTGAATCAAAGTGGGCATCTCAGGTAGGACAAAGGGCATATGAACTAGCTGAACAGATGCGAACTGGTCAATGGCAGGATGTATAAGGTACTTGTTACTGTTTGTATGATGCAGATACCGCAGAATTGTATGACATTGGAAAACCATGAATACCCAGTGATATATGAAACATACGATCAATGTAAAGAAAGAGCCTTGGAGATTGGCTCACAGGTTCCTGTATATATGCCAAAATGGAAAGCTATAAGATGGAGATGTATTAAGGTCAAAGAAGGCAGATTTAGTAATTATCAAAGTAAGGGAGAATAATTTGATAGGATTAATATCAGCACTAGCACCTATTGTAGGTGACATAGTCAAAGAGGCCATACCAGACCCTGACAAAAAGGCAGAGGCTGAAAACAAGGTAAGGCTTGCATTATTAGAAAACACAAAGCAAATTGAGGCATCAGCAAGTCAGATTATTCTTGCCGAGGCCAAGTCTGAAAGTTGGATTGCCAGTAGTTGGAGACCAATTTTGATGTTTAATATTACACTAATTGTAAGTGTAAATTATTTGATTTTTCCGCTTATTGAAGTGGCCACTGGTAGCAAGTTAATGATACCCCTGCCAGACGAATTATGGACATTGTTAACAGTAGGTGTTGGTGGATATGTAGTAGGTAGATCAGGAGAAAAGGTGGCTAAGACATTAAAGAAACCATAAGGCCAACCACTGTGCCAACCAAATAAATATTTTAATTATTACCCTCAAAGACTTAGGTTTTTGGGGGGTTTTTTTGTGTCTTGAATAAAAATCGTCAGGTTTTTTACATTTTTTTTGCCTATTTACTTGACCTGTAGGCATAAAAATATTACATTAAAAGAGTATTAATTTTTGAGGAGACAATACATGAAACTTAAAGCTAAAAATTGTAAAAATATAAAAGAAATCAGAAAAGTCGAAGGTGGCTATGAAGTTGGCTTCAACAGAAGCACTGACTTCATGGTTAAAAATTTTGACAATCAAAAAACTTATTATGCTATTGCAGTTTTTTCTCCCTCTATTGATAGCACTTTTTACTATTTATGTGAGGGTGATATTGATTGTGATAAGTATGAAGATAGATTTAGATATCCAAAAAATCATCAGCCAAAATACATTGATGATACTGGTATCAAGTTTTTCAATAGAGAAGATGTCAAGTGGTTTGTATCAATGTTAACGAAAGAATATACTTTCGAGCATCAGCCAAGATTAGACAGATTACAAAATAAAGCAAAATGGTTTAGGGAGTGTGCATAAGCACATTCCTTTTTTTTGAGGAGACAAAATAGGGGGTAGACTAATGAATTGTAGAAAATCAGCACAAGAGCATATTCAATGGACAATGGAGAAGAAAAGTCTTTCTTCTCTATTTGTTGCACTTAGTGAGCCAAGATATTGTAATGCCACAAAAACTGCTAGGGGTAGCAAGATATTTTCTCTTTACTGTAATTGGAGAGAGGTTGTATGGGGCAAAAATGTTAATGGTAATCCTGTTGCTAGAGAAGAATATAGAACCCACCATATGTTAAATCTTTCAATTGATTTTGAGAAAGCTAACCAAAAGGCAATTAAATTTTGTAAAGAATTAAAAGTTACAAAACGTCTTTATTTAACTGATGAGCCAACTTATCAAAACCCTTATAACTACAGAACCCCAGAAGAATTACAGGCTGAGAAATTATGGGAATCAATTAAGGATGAAATATTTAAATTAAGAAGTTTGAAGCATAGAGTTCAAAAGCATTCATACAAAATTGCCAGACTTAGAGAAAGAAGGCTTTCACCTTCCAACTTTGTAGGTGAGGTTAATGACAGGGATGTATTTGATTTGACTTTGAAATTCAAACTTGATTTCCAGAATTACTTTAATGGCAGACCAGTAACAAGTTGGTTGAACAGTCTTGTTGATGGTCAGGGTAACGTATTTGTTTACTGGGGCAAATGCCTTGGTAACAAGGGTGATAGTATCAAAGTTAAGGCTACTATCAAAGAACACAAAGTCTATAAGGGCATTAAGCAAACAGTCGTAAATAGACCAACTATTTTAGAGGAGACAAACTAATGAAACTAGCATTTATAATTATTCCGCATGAAAAGGCATCTTCTTACCAGATTGATAAATATACTGGTCAACTTGGTAAAAAGTTTAATGGTTGCACTTATTATGAGGTAAAAGGTACTTGGCATTATGTACACTACAATGCTGAACATACTGAAAGAAATACTTCTACAAAAATTGAAGTAGCAATGGAAGAAAGTCAGACCGATGAGTTTGTTAAAATTGCTACTCAAATACTTAGAGATATTGGATCAAAACAATTAATGATCCAATTACCTGATGGCACTGTTAAGTTTTTAGAAGATAAACCAGAGGAAAACACTGAATATTTATTAATTGGTGGCACAGGCACTAAATCAATATCCAATGGTTACTCATGGTCAGAATGCAAAGTTAAGGAGACAAACTAATGACTGAATATAGAATCACTGATATTTATGTTTTTACTGGAGTTAGAAGAGGTAAGAAATTTAAATCTTACCAATTCCAATATAAAATTATGGATGAGAATACAGGTACTTGGCCTAAGCATTTCAAGAAGGTAACTAATCAAGATAAGAAGAAACTTAGAATTGAAAGAGATGCCTTGGAGAAAACATTGCAAAGTCAAGTGCAGGTAATTCAAGATGCATACTTTGAGGACATAGCTGAAAAGGCATTGGATGTAAGAAAGATGTCCATAGACAGGACTGTAAAGGGCATCAGGGCAAGGTCTTTTGATAATGATCAAAGACACTTCAACCTGCATCTAAGGCCTTACTTTGGCGGTAAATCAATCAGAAAGATAACTACAGGTGACATCAATCTTTTCATAGATAGTATGGCCAACTCTGGTAAATCTGCAAAGCTGATCAGACATTGTATCGGTACACTAAACATGATTTTGAAGTATGCTATCAACAAGGGTTACATTGCAGTCAATCCTAATAATCCAAAAGAAAGAGATAAAATTTCTGGCGGTGAAAAAGAAAGAGGTGGTTATTCTCATGATCATATTTCCTCAATGATTAAAGGTGTTGAAAATTCAACTTACTTTAAATGCTTTGTAATGTTCTCAGCATTCACAGGCCTATCTGCAAACGAATTACAAGGCCTACAGTGGGGTGATATTTGTTTTGATAGTAAAACAGTCACAGTAAATAGAACTGTTGATAACAAGGGCAATGTGCAAGATACTAAAAACTTTTACAGGGTTAGAACACTTGGCCTGCCTGATGGATTGGTTCAGATACTGAAGGAGTGGAAATTAAAGTCTCATTGTGATCTCTGGGTATTTCCAAATGCCTATGGTAAAAAACCATTTGAACAAAATGCCATGAGAAAAAATATAAAGAAGATTTGTGATCTGGCAGGAGTTCCTGATTATGGAATTGGTGGTTTTAGAAAGTATTACAATACTAGCATGATCTCCGAGGTTCCAGACCACATTAGGAAGGCTAGAATGGGGCATAGCAAGCACTCAACTACTGCCGAGACTAATTACACCATTGTTGATTTAGAGCAGGCTAGGGATGCGAAACAGGCCGATCAATTGATGAAGAAAGTTCTGGAAGTATAATCAATCATATTCAATCCCACCCTTAATTATTTGGGTGGGTTTTCTCACAACTCTTCCAGTATCTACTTCCTTCAAGGCTCTAGGATCATCTTCAAATCTTTCATTCTCTCCTAATTCCTCTGGAGTTTTTTTACTATTCTGAAATTGCAATTCATTGAATAATTCTCGCAATTCTGGGTTACCTCTCTTTGTACCCCTGCAAGCATAACAAATAGATGGCCTACGTCTCTTATGTTGCACCCTGCCTAACCTAGCACCGCAATCATTACAATAATTGTAAATGTTTTTTATATCATCTGTAGTGACTGTAAGTTTACAGGCAGGGCATTGATAAACATCATATAACTCTGTAGTTTTCAACATGGTTTTACAACTTGGGCAAATATTCATTTACTTTTAACCTTCAATGCAAGTTCACCTGCAATACCGCCAAACCCCACATTATCAACATGAGAATCAGGATTTGTAGGATCATGTGCAAGTCTAGAGATTTTTTGAAGTTGATTAAAGATACCAACTTCAAATAATTCTATTGGTTGTTTTGACATATCTCTTCCTTGCAGGTAAGCATTCCAAAGGTCGGCAGTTCTTTGAAAATTTTCATCAACACTGCCATATGCCTTCATCCTGTCACCAGT